CGCCAGTTTCAAGGTAATCTCCATTCCCATCAGGTATACTGAGAAATGGCACATCATCTTGAATATCCTTTAGAATCCAGCCATACGCTCTGGATACAAAGGCATGAAATGTCCGGATATTTATATGTGCAAAGAGTTTTTGAGGAACACCTTGCACAAAGTTGTCACCATATACAGAAAAAGGCAACTTTCCTTTAAGTATACACCGCATGATGACATTCATAAGATGAGGCAAAGTAGTCATAGTATAAACTAAAAATTGGACATAGGTAAAAGCTAAAATCCAAGAGTCACCATGAGAGGTAACATAACTACCACTAGGCATACATCCAAACATAATTGTCCAAACATCAGCAAATAGATGTACTATCTTGACAGCAAGGCAATCAGAAAATATTTTGCTCATACGCCTATATAAATCAAAATAAATTTCATCTGTATTTGGACTAAGATAATACGCTGCGGACCCTACATACAATTCTAATAATTGAGCATTAATACATGTATCTTGACCTTTTACATCACTGGTAGAGTATCGCATCTTTTTATCTGTATACCTAAAATAATCTGCCATTTTTTGAGCACCTCCATAATCCCATTTATGTCCAATTCGTATAACACTTCCTCGCTCCAAATTTTGGCGAAAATTAAGAAGTAAGAAACCCATCTTATAGTCGGCTAAGTGCATAATAAAATACTCTCGAGCTTTATCTCTCTTGGCGATCCTATCCGCCGCTCGCTCCTCTTCCGTGCCATTATCTATCGGAAGCGCTTCTTGCTTCAAAGTCAACTTTGCAACTGGCGCTGGATGAACCACTTTCTTCTGTCCACTCTTTATAGCCTCTATCATCTGCTCTATCTGGAGACAAGCCCAGTGCTCTTGATCATACTTCTTACCATTAACGGTAAAAGTATACCTCCCAAACTCATGCTTAGCATGATAAGTAGGACCAGGGCGTATTCCAGGAGACGATCCCATAGGACCCCTTGCTTTAGCTACAGACTCTCTATCAACATGAAATATATAGCCATTAGCACTATTAGAAGTCTGTAAAAAATTGTGATTCAATATCTTCAATACCTGAGGCCACTGAAGAACCAAATCACGAGCAAAGGCATTGAGCTCATGAGTATTTTTAGAATATTTTTCAATCAATTTAGAAATTTTAACGGGATAAAGATTCTCTGGAGTATACCAAACATTAGGCATCCCTCCAATATGTCCATAAGCTAAATTAAACACACTTCTCTTATATTGCTCTTCATACCCAGGATAAGGAGAGTGAATTCCTGCAAATATCTGACGGGTGGCATTTCTCACAGAGGACCAGACTTTCAGACCATCACCATTATTCATTTCCATTGTATACTTATCGAAAGATCGATAAGCATTCATAAGAGGTACATTATAATGCATTTCATCACTCTTAGGAAAACTTCCATGTTTAAATAACGGTCTAATCCGAATCTGATTAGGAGGTTTATCAGCCAATATGCGCATACGAGCTTGAACCACGCCTGCTGGCATATTACGATGTATAAGATATCCATGATTAATATCCCATTTTGAATCTATCTGATATAAAATATCAGACTCCATATCATCGTACTTTGGCTGACGCTTAGCTATAAAAAGTGCGTCCTCGACTGCTT